ATGGATTGAGCCAGGAAACCGTCATCTGGTTTGGCGACCAGCTTCACGAAGCACCTCTCAACCTCCCCATAGCGCCGCTTGTAGGTCGTCCGTTTGTCCACGGCGTTTATGACTGCCTGTCCATTATCCGCGATGCCTACCGAACCGACGAATACGGGTTCGTGAAGGATTATTTCGGCGTGGACAGTATCACCATGCCGATTTACCCGCGTGAATTCGGATGGTGGTCGGATCGGGAGGAAGGCGTTGATCGTGTGCCGGGCAACATGTACCGCGACAACTTTCGGGGCTGTGGCTTTCGTGAAGTCACACAGGATGAAATGCGGCCCGGCGACGTGTTTCTGGCGCAGGTATTAGCGCCGGTCACCAATCACGGCGGCATCTACTTGGGCAATGGCTTGATCCTCCACCACGTTCGCGGGCGGCTATCCAAGACGGACGTTGCCGGGCGCTGGATGGGCTACGTGACGCATTATCTACGGTACGAGGGTCCTACGGAATGATAACGGTTTACCTTGCCGGGAGGCTTAAAAAGCGTTTCGGCGGACCATTCACGCTTGCCGTCGCCAATACTGCTGAAGCCATTCGAGCATTATCCGTAAATTTGAAGGACTTCAAGAAGGAAATCGCCATCGGCGCATACCGCATTACCGCAGGCGACAGGAAGACCGGGCGCAAGGTGACCGAGGAAACGCTTGGCCTGGGTCTGCCGCAGGATGCGCCGTTGCATATCGTGCCGGTTACATCCGGGTCGAAGAAGGGCGGCGTCGGCAAGCTCATCATGGGCGTGGCGCTGATCGCCGTTGCCACTGTCGCATCGGGCGGTGCTTTCGGCGCGTTCGCGGGCGGTGCCGCTGGCGGGCTTGGTTGGGGTACTGTCGCGATGTTCGGCGCTGCGTTCGCCTTCGCGGGCGTGGCGCAGCTACTTACCCCAACCCCCAAAGGTCCGGACATCGCCAGCCTTGAGCGACCCGAGGAACGGCCAAGTTTCCTGATGAACTCGCCCGTCAACGTGGCAAGTCAGGGCAACCCGGTCCCGATCATCGGCGGGCGGGTGCGCTGCGGTAGTGTCGTTGCGTCGATGGGCATCTCGACCGAACGCATCGCGGTTCCGGCTTAATGCCTGACACTTACGTCACAAGCGGATCGGGCGGAGGCGGCAGTTCCAAGGCTCCCGAGCAGCGTGTTCCGGTTGAGTCGCCGAATACGCTTCAAGCCCGCATGTCTGCACGTTTGGTGGACGTGGTCGCCGAGGGGCTGACCTACGGCCTCGTGGATGGTTTGAAATCCGTCTATTTTGACGACACGCCGCTGATGCTGTCGGACGGCTCAATAACGTTTCCCGGCGTCGAAGTATTTCAAAGGCACGGTTCCCCCGATCAGGACTGGATACCGGGCTTCTCGGCTGTCGAGACGGAAGTGTCGGTTGGCGTCAAGGTCCGTTCTGGTGCCGCACACATCGTCACGCGGCGCATCAACAATACCAATGCCACCGCTGCCCGTATAACCATTGTTCTCAATGCGCTATTTGATCAGGACACCAAAACCGGCGATACGCGCGGCAGCTACGTTCATTTTATCATCCGGACACGGCAAGTCGGATTACAGAACTGGGCCGACTACTCCCAAGTCATCGAGGGCAAAACCATGGGTCCGTATCCGGCGGCTTACCGGGTGCCGCTCGATGGCAACGGCCCGTGGGACATCGCGGTATGGCGCATTACGCCGGACTCTGACCGCGCATCGCTCGGCAACGAAATGTCGTGGCAGTCGTATACGGAAATCTCCGATTACAAACTGACCTATAGCCGGTCAGCCGTTATCGGCACGATATACAACGCTGAACAAACCAGTAATATTCCACGGCGTTCGTTTGATTACAAAGGTTGGCTGTGCAGAGTTCCAATCAACTATAGCGGCGAAGGCCGGTATTACTTATCTGATTTTTGGGACGGCACGTTCAAATGGGAATGGACGGACGATCCAGCTTGGTTATTCTACCAGTTACTTACTCATGAGTACGGCGCGAACTTAGCTGACAGCCAAATCGACAAATGGACGTTATACGAAATCAGCAGATACGCCAGCGAGCGCGTGCCCGATGGCTACGGCGGGGTTGAGCCTCGCTTCTCCGCAAACTTTATTTTAAACACAAGACAAGAGGCTTATGCTTGTATAAATGCATTAGCTTCATGTTTTCGCGCAATGACTTTTTGGGAAAGTGGCGCAGTTCAAGTAATCGCGGACATGCCCCGCGATCCCGATATTCAAATCAGTAACAGCAACACCTTAAACGATGCAGGATTTGACTACAACTCGCCCGACTTCAACGCGACCCATAATGCCTGCCTCGTTTCGTTTCTGGACAAAGACAACAACTATGAACCAAGCGTTGAAACGGTCGAAGACGCCGAAGGCATAGCGCAGCACGGCTACAACGAAATCGAGATAACGGCTTTTGCATGCACGTCGCGCGGACAGGCGCACAGGCTCGGCAAGTGGCTGCTGGAAAGCGAGAAGCATGGCGCGGAAGGCGTCAGCTACAAGGCATCGCTGGAGCACTTGACGGCAACGCCCGGCATGATCGCGGAAATATCCGACCGCGACTATGCCGCCATCCGCATCGGCGGGCGCATCGTCTCCGCAACCACGACCGCCGTTACGCTGGATGAGCCGTTCAGGATCGACCCCGGCGTTAGTTATCAGCTTCGCGTCACGCTATCCGATGGCTCGCTTGCCAAGACCAACGTCACCCGCACGCCGGGCACCTACAGCGTTATCACGCTAAACCCGCCGCTGCCGGTGCCGCCGCTGCCTCACGCGCAATGGGCGATGCTGGCGACCAACCTGATACCCCGCCAGTTCAAAATCATGGGGGTGTCGGAAACCAACCCGCTCGAATTCGATGTCGCCGGGTTGATCCACGACCCGACGAAGTTCGCCCGCGTCGAGCAGGGCATCAACATCAGCCGCCCGCCGACGACACGTCTCCCCAACCCCGGCATCATCTCGCCGCCGACCAACGTCAACGTTACGCGCGAATACGTTAGCAATGGTCCGACGTGGGTTGATGCGCTACAGGTCACATGGGACGCATCGAGTGATCCCTATGTGCGCGGATACGTCGTCAGCTACCAAAAAAACCGTGGAGCATGGACCCGCCGACCCGAAGTGCCGGGCGTGGTCGATACGATCTACGGCGAAGGTCCGGGGTATTACGTCTTCCACGTCCAGGCCATCAACTTCGCGGGGGTCAACAGCCGCCCGTCAGTGCTTGAAGTCGATATCCTCAACGAGTCACCGATTACGCTGCTCCGCCCGACTGGCCTGCAATTGGATGGTCAGGGCAACGACACGCAGTTTGTCGGGCGTGATCCGAAATTCGTATGGCGCGCGACTGCCATTCGCGGCGCGTACCCAATGGGAGAAGAACCGGCGGCGGGCGCTGGCTATCTCGACCACATCTTCCGTGACTTCGAAATTCGCATTACGGATAGCGGCGGGAACGTTATCTTCGTAGATCACACGACGCTGACAAGTTACACGTTCAGTTTTGAAAAGAACTTCAACACTTCTGGCGGGCCGCACCGGGCATTTAAATTCACCGTCGTCATGCGTGACATTTGGGGAAATCCAAGCCGCCCCGCAGACCTGTCCGTATCCAATCCGCCGCCCGCACAGCCGACCGCTCTTTCCGTCGTGCCCGGCTTTCAGGTCGTATTCGTTGGGTTCGACCGTCCGACCGACCCGGACTTCGAAGGCACGATGATCTGGATGAGCGGCACGTCGGGCTATGCACCGGGGCCGCAATACCTCGTCTATGACGGACCCGATACGTTCAAGTCCATCCGCGCCGAACCGCTGACACGGCAGTACATCCGTCTTGCCGGGTATGACTCTTTCGGCAAAACCGGCTTGAATGTTACCGCCGAGATCGAAGTCCTGATCGGCGGCGTTGTCGATGTCGATTTCCAGGCTCCAGCCGTCCCGGTCGGGCTGACGCTGACAACCACCGTTAGCACGGCACCGGACGGAGCCAAGCAATACCGCCTGCGCGCCGAGTGGACGGCCAACAGCGAAGTTGACCTGAACCTGTACGGCGTCGCTATCGCCGAACTCGGCGGCGGCTTCGTCGTCTTCACGACCGACGAGCCTTCATATGAATGGACGGTGATCGCGGGCGTGACCTACGTCGTACAGGTTCGCGCCCGTGACAGCCACGGCAATTTCTCGCTGTTCAGTGAGGAAAAACAGATCACGGTCGCGGGCGATACGGATGCCCCGCCCGACCCGACCGCACTTACAGCAACAGCAGCGTTTAAAACCATCTGGCTCAACTGGCCGCAGCACCCTGCCCCTGACTTTGCGCACATGCAGATTTGGGAGGCATCGACCAACGACCGTTCCCTGTCATCCAATATCGCCAACGCACCGGGAACGTCTTTCACGCGCGAAGCTCTGCCCGGTGGCACCGACCGCTATTACTGGATACGGGCAGTTGACCGCTCAGGCAATCGAAGCGGGTTCTTCCCGACGTCGGATACGGCAGGCGTTCATGCTCGCACCCGCAAAGTCGAAGAAGCCGATTACGCAGACCTGAGCATCGGCAACGCCGCGATTGCCAACGCCGCAATCGATGACGCCAAAATCTCCAGCCTCGATGCCAGCAAGATCATAGCCGGGTCTATCCTGTCCGGTTCGATCCTCGTTAACGGGCAGTACAGGCTTGACACCGCGCTTGACGCTAATGGCGATCCTGCGGCGGGAGTCAATACCGGCAGCACCCTGATCGACCCCGGCAAGATCCTCATCAGCGGTGCAACCCGGCTTTCCGACTGGCGAGCGGGCGGCGACAACACGCAAATCCAGGGCGGTGCGATAGCCGCCAACTCGATCAAGGCCAACAGCCTGACCATCGGCAACCGTCAGGTCGAATTCATTGGCATGACGTTCGAGGCGGACAAACTGACGCAAATCGTCACATGGACGGCGGGATTTGCTATCTGGCAGGGAGATGACGGGACAACGAAGACGCAGAATATGCCGGCGTCGGCGGTTCAATACGTTCCCTCTAGCGGCACCCTGTTCTTGTGCTTCTCACCCGGCAGACCCGGCATCGACTGGACCTACGCATCCAACATCTACGCCAATCCGGCATTTGTCGTTATCGGTCAGTATACCGGCGGCTCCAGCCTGATCATGACGTATGGCCGGACGAAGATTGACGGCGATTTCATCCGCACCGGCACCGTCACAGCGAGCAACATCGCAGCCCGTCAGATCAACGCCTCGCACCTCAGCGTTTCGGAAGTGCTGATCGCTAATCAGGCGCAGATCGGCTTTGGCGCTATTACAGACTTCCATTTCGGCAACGGCAAAATCGACGGCGCGCGGATAACGGCGTTGTCAGCCGACCGCATTACATCTGGTCCTATTGGTGCTGCATTTATCCAAGTGGGCAGTCCCGACAACTTCGGTGGTGGTCGGTCGTGTATCGAGATTGAAGGGCGGTTCGGGTATAAGGTTCTGAACTTCAAGGACCAGAACGGTTACAACCGCGTTCAGATTGGGCAGCCGAACCCGACACCAGACCCGAACATTGATGGTCTGATCGTTCGGGACAGGAACAACAACGTTATCCTGCACGCGAACGGTTTCGGTGTTCAAGTCGTTGGGACCAGCAACATCGTCAGCGGTGCAGTCACTGGAATGAGTTACGCGAACAGCCATACCTTGGGCTGGACATCGCTTGCCGGTGGGCCAATCCACATCACGACCCATGTCCGACACCCTGTCGGGCGAACCGTTGGGTTCACGGATGAGGGGCAATCTGCCTACGGCCCGAC